GAAATGTTTATTTCTAGTTTTGACTATACAGTGGTAAAGCGTGGCGGTGCTAATTACGATTTTTGGAATGTGTCAGTAACGCTGGAAGAGGTATAATGTACCAGAACACTAGTCTACAAAACTATTTAGAGCAATCATCTTCTGTTAGTTTGCAATCATTGGTTGTGGCAGAATGGAATCTAAACTTTTCAGACAACATTTTAAGACTTGGAAACTATAGAAATAGACCAGCAAGTACATTTACTGGATTGACTGCAACAATTACGTCTGGACAAAACACAGTTACTGTAGCAGATACATCTGTATTTTTAGTTGGTCAACTACTTACAAAAACAAGCGGTACTGGTGTATTCGGAGCCAGCCCAGTTGTTACTCAAATTAATTCAGCGACACAAATAACGGTATCAGTCAATCACGTTACCAGCGGTGCCATCACCTTTTCAACTAGTCAAAATCCATACAAATACATAAGCACAGAAACTATTTCTACAAGAAATGCAGGATGGTTTGGTGCTACAGATTCTGAACTAGTTGTTAATACTGGACTAAATACACAAACATCAAAGCCAACAACCTTTATGAGTAAGAATGAAACAGAAAGAATCCTCTATTCTTTGACAGACTGCATATCTAGATTTAGACCACGTTCTGGAATTAACAAGGTTAGATATTTTAAGAATAACTATCTTAACTTCTCAGATGAATATCTATTCTTGCAACCAAGATACTATCTTTCCTCAAAAGATGACAAGTTTAAGTACTGGAGTTCTTATAGAGTTGAGGGTAGCAAATATCTAACATCAATTGCTCTAACTGGAACAGCAACTGTTGGGTCAACTACACTAACAGTTTCTTCAACTTTAGGACTTGTTAAAGGTCAACCTATTACACAAACAGGCGGTACTGGAACTTTGGGAGTTAATCCTATAATTCAAGATATTTATCCAGAGTTGCTTCAGATTGTACTTTCTGTGTCAAGTCTTGCACCTGGAAGCATATCTTTTACCGCTAATGATTTTACAGTGGTAGAGAAAGGCATTGCAAAAAATAAAAAGACAAGCGGAGAGTTCTATATTGAAGATGCAGCACCATTTGTTGTCTACGACAAACTAGTTCCTGCAAATAGGCTTGTTGTAAAGATGCAGACACACGCAAGCGATTTTGACCGTGGAAGTTTTACAAGGTCAACAAACTCTACTTTTTCAGACCCATTCTATGAAGACCCATCAAATACAGGTGCTTTAGTAAATCAAGAAACACCAGAAGACTGGAAGATTCAGTACCTTGACTCAAACGAAGTTTGGCAGGACGCTAAAGTATTTACAAGTTCATCTACAAGGTCAACAGGAAAAAGAATTGTTGGCTCTGACGGATATGTAGAACTTGCTTATGGAATTACCAATACGTTGCCAGAAGGATTCAGAGACCTTGGTCAGTATCCATCTCAAGCATCTTTGCCAGTTAGTGCAAACATAGGAGATGCCTACTTAGTTACAGGAGCAGGAACAGGTGTATACTACGTTTGGGATGGAACTGACTGGACAACAGACCAATTTGTTCCAGTATATGGTTGGTATGTAAAAGAAGAAGACGAAACTCTTCAGACATCTAAAGTAAATAATTTAACATCGCCAGACTTTTACGGAACGCCAACAACTATTTATGACGCTACATATAGAGAGTTTCAATTTATCAAGGGTATTAGAGTTGTAGTCAATACCATGAGTAAGAGAGATGCAATATTTGAACTAATAGAAATGTCTCCTAGACTTGTTGCAAATTTCTCAGACAGAACAAAAGAATACTCTATTACAAAGATAGCGTCAGATATTGGAAACACTGGAATTCCAGTAGGAGAACTATCTGCTGCAACAGGAAGCGTATCCCTATTTGACTATGACCAAGCCTTCAATCAGTATAATGAACTTGTGTTGTCTGGTGGAGATATCACAGGAAGTATAATTTACAACATCAACTCTAAAAATTTGCAGTTTAAGTTTTATGAACAAATTATAGACAATAGAACTACAACAATTCAAGACTACTTTGTTCCCATTAAAACAATGTATGTGGATGGTTTCCCAAATGTAAGCAAAGAAGATAGGTCGCTCAACCTAGAACTTAGAGACCTATTCTTCCACTTCGAATCTATTACTGCCCCAAGTTTGCTAATGCAAAATGTTAAACTAAGTAGAGCAATTGCCACGCTACTAGATAACATAGGATTCTCAAACTACAAGTTCTACAGGAATGAAGATGAAAAAGATGACGTTATTCCATACTTCTACATTGCCCCAGACACTAACGTTTCAGATGTTCTTAATGACCTTGCTAAATCTACACAGACAGCCATGTTCTTTGACGAATACAATAACTTTATTGCAATGTCAAGAAACTACATAATGCCAACATCAGAACAGAGGGCAACAGATATAGTTCTTTATGGAACAAAAGATTTTGCACCGTCAAATTTAAGTGGCTCTGCTGGACCAGTAAAAAACTACTACGACCCATACAATGCATCTCCAAAAAACCTTGCCAACATCATGTCTTTGACATCAGAAGACAATCAGATTTTTAATGGTGGAAAGGTTACCTATTCAAATAAGTATATTCAAAAGTCTTACGGAACAATTAAAGAAGCGTCTTTTCTAAATAGTGCTCAGTCATTCAAATACAAGCCTGTCCTATTGTGGGAGGTATCTGGAACAGACATCCTAAGACCAACTAACGAAGAGGTTGGTAATCAGTCTAGTTATGCTTTAAGTGCTTTACCACTAAACACAACTCTGCCAGGGACATTACCAACAGTAAGTGGAGGAGTTATTGTAGACAATGTTATAGATTTTGGGGAATCAATTTATTGGCTGACCAGATACGAAGGATACCTTTATGCCAATGGAGAAATCATAAAGTACAAGGGAGTGGAACATGCTATTCAGGGTAATGTTGTTTCTGGACTAGAGGCAACTCTTACCTCATCACAAAATTATTTCACTCTTACCAGTGGAAATATATACAACCTGTCTGTTGGTCAAGTACTAACAAAAACTAGCGGTGCTGGAGCATTTGGTGCACAATGTAAAATTACAGGAATAGACAGAAACAGAAAGATAGTTACCGTGTCAGTAAATAACGCTACAAGTGGAAACATAGTGTTCTCTATTGCCCCAGAAACAACAAACGTTTGGATTGAAAACGTAGATGATTATCAAAAGTATTTTGCAAAAGTTAAGTTTAATGGAAAAATCTTTCCTACAGGAAGAGTAAGAATTTATGCAGAGCCAGACTTCGATGCGAATGGTGCTGTTAAAGAAGGTGCTGTTGCAAAGCATGGAAGAATGCAGTTTGGAAGTGGAGTATATGACTTAGCAACCAAGGGACTTGTTCCTGCGACACACTCAATACTAGATTCTTCAAATGAATGGCTTCAGTCAGCCAATGCAAAAGCATTTGCAATGAAATCAGAATGGTTATTTAAAAACAATCATGCATATACTCAAACTAAGTATACTCTTACAAGTGTTACAGGATTGGGTTCTCAGAAAGTAATTACTCTTACTTCTGGAACCACCAAAGGTATGAAAGTTGGATGGCTTGTAAGTGGAACTAACGTAGCCTCAGACAGCGTTATTGAAAAAATAACAGATACAACTATTACTTTAAATAAAAATTTAACTGGTAGCGTTGCTGGTCAAACAATTACTGTTGTAGATAGGAAGATAGAGACTCTTTCTGTTGCAAGCATAGGCACACTAACTGCAAAACCAAAAACAAGCAGCACAACAAAAAATATGTTTGATACATCATATTTTACAGAAGCACCGTCTACCCAAACAACAGACAAACTAAAACCTAATGGTTCCATAAAGTCTTCGGCACTAATTATCGATGGTGTTAAAAAAACAAACGGTAACTCGAATGACTACCTTTCATATGTTTTCAAGGACTATTCTGGTTCGGTACCATCAGCAAATGTTTTTGGTACAAGAATGAGAGTTTTGGGAAAGCGAACAGAAAACGATGATGACAAGAAAACCTTTAACCAAGAAGCAATTGGTGCAGATATCATAGACAGTCCTAGCGATAAGAAAAACATTTATGGAACTGGTGGCGGTATTGCCATTAACCTAGACACAACAACAAACACTCACACTGGATACTACTTTGAAATATTAGCACTAAGCAGGGAAAGCATTTCAGAAGAGTCTGGGGAAAACAAAACATCTGAGAACATCCCAAACCTTTACTTTTATAAAGTTTTAAAAGATGCTACCAACAACGTGGCAATTCCAGTAACTCTATGGTATGGCACAGCACCAATCCTTGTTGACGATGGCTCGTTCCCTGGCATGGGTAAGATTGTTGGTAAAGAACTATCGACAGTATACGACCTGTCTGTAAAAACAGAAAACATTTCTGGAGGAAGAAACTTCTACTTGTACATAGACAACAAGTTGGTAGCCACGGTTACAGATACAGACCCAATACCAGTTACCCAAAATACTAAAAACATTGCTTTGTTTGTTAGAGGCGGAGGAAGTTCAATGTTTGAGCATGTATATGCAATACAAGACAATCAATTTAATCAGTTTGAAAAAACATCTTCTCCACTATATGCACGAGTAGAAACAAAAGAATCTTTTAGTTCCGAAGCATGGAAGAAGTATCTGTTAAATCCAACCGTTATAGATTCCTACCTAAATGGTATTGGTGCAGCCGCTCAGAAGACTAAAGAACTCTACTATGAAGAATTTGGAACAATTATGAGAGAGTGCTCTTACTTCAATGTTAGATATGACAAAGCATACCCTGCACTTTATTCTCAGATATCTCCAACCTTTAACGAGCAGCAAGGGTATGTTGTTTCTGGATTTAGGGCTAACCCATATGGAGCAGAGTTCTTGGTTTTCAACGTAACTGACTTTGCATTAAACCTAGATGAATCTAGTGGAAACTATTTAAGAATCCAAGGTATTACATTCACACAACAATCTGCACACGACCTGACGGTAGAAGAATATTTTACCAATGCCAGCAGCCTAAACAACTACAACAATTACACTAAACTAAATAGCAAGTATGTAGATATCCAGAATAGCGTAAATACATACGGAAGAAATGATTTCACAATTGAGGGAACATATATACAAAATATAGATATGGCAACATCCCTGATGGACTGGATGGTAGATAAGGTTATGGTTCCTAAGAAGTCTATCTGTGTTGAAATATTTGCAAACCCAATGATTCAGTTGGGTGACATAGTTACTATTGATTATGAGATTGATGGTATACAGCAACTACCAAACTCTAGATTTGTTGTATATCACACTGAATATAGCCGCAGTTCTAATGGACCATCAATGACTTTATATTTAAGTGAGGTGCTATAATGGCTGGTAAAGATGCAAAACCACCAAAGAAAACGGTTTTAGGCTATAACAAGAAAGAGCCAGTAAAAATTGCTACATCCAACCTGTTCATAGATACAGATGATGTTCCAGTTGACTACATGGTTGGTGTAATCTTTGAGGAGATTGGTGGACAGGAACTTATAAGCCAGTCATCAGAGTCTGTGTATAACAGCAACACATCTAAAATCAGCAATATTTACGAGGTATCTGAAAGATACAGTCCATTTAATCTACTAAACATCTCCGATGGAATGCTTGCTACCATGGGTAATATAGATATCAATTTAAACAGTTATCTTCCACAATTAGATTTAAGTCTAAACGCAAATTTTGAGATAGACAATCCATCAGCATATATAGATTCTAACTGGAAAAATCTTATAATTGAGTTTGAGGATGCCGCAGAAGACTTTAATGTTGAGGTAGAGATTATATCCTGGGACATACCCTAGTATGCTATAATTGGATAGATACCATGATTACTTCAACAGGCAGAGACATTCTAGCAAAATACCTAATAGGGCAAACATCTTCGTTTGCTTCGCATATCGCTATTGGCTGCGGACCTTTGCCAAGTTTAGATTCGGCAGACTATAGAAACAAAACAGAACTAGATTTTGAAATGGATAGGTATCCAATTGTTTCTAGAAGTCTTTCGTCAGAAAAAATTACTCTCAGTTTTTCTTCAGTACAGGCAGTATCAGAAACTTTTATATTCACAATTGCATCTGGAGGAAATAATCAATTTGCTGTTGGTCAAACAATTGTAGCAAGCGGTCACTCTGGATTTAACAATAGTGGAGACCCAACTACCTATGCAAATGGAACACATGTAGTTACTGCAGCAACATCTACAACAATCACTGTAGATGATACACAAGGAGGAACAGTTCCTCAAACAGATACAGAGTCGATAACAATTTCTGGTTATGTTCCACAAATTGTTTTTACTGCAGAATTGCCAATATCTGAAAGATATGAGATAACAGAATTAGGACTTTATCCAAGTTACTCAAACCAATATTCAAATGGTTTAGAAAGTAGAACAGTAACTAATCTAACAACCGCAGAGTCCTGGAAATATTTCACTAACTCAACAGCAACTTATTCTGACATACCTTATTACTCAACAATAACTGACTCTACAAACAATATTACAGTAACAGAAAAAGCCTTTCAAACAAATTCAGATAATCCATTCTTTATTGTAGACAGAGTTGAAAGACAAGAAAGACCGAGATTTTTAAAAGACATAACTATAATTGATGGAGACATGTCAGACTTTACTGGTGATTTAACTCCAGCATCTACAGCAAACTACATACAACTGAATAACTTTGGATTAGACCTTAGCAAAAATAACGCAGATATTGACACACTAAAGGTTGCATTTTCATTAATTAATGCTGTGTCAGCACCATCACAGACACCAAAAAGTTTAAACATTATGCTTGAATTTGTTACAGCAAATGGTAATGAGTCTGCTAAATATCACTATAGACAAACAAATTCATCAACTTTAGCACCAACAGCAACACCTATAAACAGATATCAAGTACTATCTCTATCTCTTAATGCTGCAACTTTTTCCTCAAAAACAACAAACTTTTCTTGGGAAAATGTTTCTACGCTTAAAATTTATGCTGGCATAGAAAATGCAACAACCTATGGTGGCACACAAGTAACAGATTACGCAATTGCACTAGACGCTATTAGATTTGAAAACAAGTCAAACGCAAATCCACTTTATGGTTTAGTTGGATACACTCTTGTAGATACAGATAACGTACCGTTTGTAAAGAATTCTGGCACAAATAACCTTGTTGAGTTTAGGCTTTTTGTTGGGGTATCTGGAAATGTCTAAAAAAGTAATAGTCCCACTATCTGAAATAGATAAATTAATTACTGGCACAGACAGCGAGAACAACTCATATGCAGGTGTTGGATTTAGGTATAGATTAAAAAGTGCCGATAATGACCAGGTTTCAGAATGGTCTCCTATGCAAATTGCTCAGTTTGAAAATTCTTCTGGAAGCAACATAACCTTGGCACAATCTAATGGATACAGTTATTGGGCACCAAGCAGAGCAAGTAGTCAAAATGCTTATCCTAAAACTCCTGGAGGTTCTAACAAGTTTATGCCAAGCCAAATTGACCAAATAATTTCTCAAACTGTTGCTAACACTACAGATGTTCATCTCCCAGGTCAGGACTCTTATTCATACTCTTGGTCACCACCAAAAAACTTTAATGTTAAAAACATTGATGTATTTACATCTTGGAGAATATTCTCATATGTAGCAACTCTTGCAGCAATAAGTACGCCTACGACAGTAACTCCACCAGCACCTGACCCAGTTTACTATACTGGACAAATAAGGTTAAGCGGAGGAGCAAGCACTAACTCTGCAATCACATTAAAATCATTAGTTGAGTATCTAGGTTCGGGAGTTATAAAACTTTATGCTGCACCAATTACCGCAACTCTTGGTGCATCGCTTTCAATTACATCCAATTCAACTGTAGAAAATAATATATTTAATATTTCCTCTACAGCAACATGGACAGGTGGTCTTACACCATTCGCTTCTCCGTACACAAACAATCTTAGAAATGTTTCTAGAACACACAATTGGACAGATTTTGAGTACATGGGTACAACAAGCAGCAATAGTTTTAATTTTGATAGAAAAATGACAACGAACAAACTTTCTGCAATTATAAAACAAGGAGAAAACATAATAAGATTAAATGATGGCTCTGGAATAACTAAATTCTGTTATCGTGCTGGAGTTGTTCCAGGAATGTCATTGCAAAAAATATCTGGGGATGGAGAGTTTGCTTCATCAGCAAGAATCACTCAGGTAGACTATATGGAAGACACAATTCTAGTTTCTGAATTACAACAGGATGGGACAATTGTATCAACAACTGGAACAATAGGAAGCGTATCCTCTAGCGGTGGAATCTGGACAGCAACTATCACTGGAATGTCTGGAACATCTCCACTATTTGTTGGTGCAATAATCTCGGCAACCCCTGGTTCTCCAGGAAGATTGGCTTCAAATAATACTTATGTAACATCTGTAGGAACAACGTCAATAACCATAGACTCAACTTCATCAATAGTAGCAGGAGCAATTACAGACATACGAGTAGGATTTAAAACATCTCCCTCTAAGTCACATACTGCAAGCGGTTATATTGAATTTGTTGCACAATCCGAACTTGTTGCATCAACAACGCACGATGGAACAAATCCAATAGAACAATATTGGTATAAACCTTTGCTTGTTCAAGCCATGGCAAATGCTTCTGTATCAAAAACTGCAAATATTGGAGACACGCACCCATATCCATATGCACTCTTATCAATCTCAGAAGCACAGTCAACCTATTTTGATGGATATGGAACAGTGTCTGCTAGAACCGCCTCTGCCCCTTTTACTGCAACTTTATCTGGAATGAATCTTCCCTATTCTTCTAATTCCTGGAACGTTGGAGCAACTGTTTATGCTTTGGCTGGTAGCGTATCAGGTGGAACACTTCCAACAGGAACAGTCAGCCTTGGCGGTGGTCAGGCAAGAATAGCAGACTACCTAACAGAAGTCTCTGTAACCCTTAATTCAACAGCGGTAATGAACAATGGTGTCATAACATCTATCAGGCTCTAATGTGGTATAATTAAGTTATGGCAAAAGTACCTTCACTACCAAGCAATGGGCAACCTATCGATACCCAATATATTTATGACATCGTTTCCTCTCTAATTGATATTAATAAAGAGATAGCGTCTAGCGGTTCTTCGAATATTCAGGACCTTCCAGCACAAAAAACTTCTAACCTAAAGATTCAAGCAAGAACAATCAATGCTGTATCAGCGGCTAAAAAGGTTTCAAAAACATCTTCAGAAACTGGAACTCTTACTTTTAAGACAGCGTTTACACAGGTTCCAGTAGTTACTGCAACATTAGTTTCTAGAAGTAGCACAACAGTAAAAGCAAATCTAACTATTACTGCAGTAAACACAACTACCGTATCTTATAAGATAGATTTTGACACAAATGGTTTTACAACACTTGACCTAAACGTTATTGCTATTGGAGTATAATGGCTGCCCAGACAATGGAAGAGTACAATGCTTCTCCTGTTATTCCAGGGAATAAAAAAGTATGGTTTCTAAATGGAAATCTAGTCCGTGTATATCACATGAATAATTCCAATGGCATAATGTCTGTTTATAATATTACACTTGACCAGATTGAAAGTTGTTTAGTTAGTGATTTTAAGAAAAACAGAGAACGAGCATATACCGTAGGACAGGCTGCAAGCCTCGTAAACAGGCACAAGAAATATATGCCAGCATTAATGCTAAAAGGCGTTATTCCCTTCCCTATGGGGTCACAGAAGGGCGGAGAGAGGGGCTGGCAGGTCCGTTCTTACTATTCCGAATCACAGGTAAGAGAAATTCGTGATATACTAGCATCCTATCACCACGGTAGACCAAGAAAAGATAAACTAATAACCAACGATGTAACACCTACAAAACAAGAGTTGACAAGGCGTATGGGCGATGGTATACTGGTTTATACAAAGACAGAAGATGGCAGATTTGTGCCTATCTGGAATGAATCAATTTAGTTCTTGAAAGGAACACTGGGTATGAATAACGATGAGACTAAGGTTACGGTAGGGCTAGGCTATACGCTTAACCTAGGTAACTTTCAATCCTTGCGTATTGACCTATCTGTATCAGATAGCAAGCGTAATGGAGAAAATACAGCAGAGGCTTTTGAACGTGTGTATGCGTTTGTTGAGCAGAAACTGTCTGAAAAGGTTAAAGAATCTCTAGAAGAGGCTGACAATAAATAATGGCTGAACGCAAAGACCGCATGGCTTTGCTTAGTCGCTACAGTAAACTACATACTGCAAAGTACGAAGAAAAGCCATCTTTAAATTTAAATGTTGAGCAGTGGGCTGCTGATGCACTCATTGAATCCTATGGCATACCAGAATGCTATGAACTGCTCCAGTACTACTTTGATGTATCTGAAAACCCATCATGGAAATACTTTGCAAATTATGCAGACCACATTGTTTACAAGCGTAAGCAAGTAGAACAAGACAACAAAGAACGAGCAGAACGTAGGCTCAAAGCGAAGGAATGGCTAAGTGAATAATACAGAATCAAAACTAATTTCTGCTGTATTGGCAGACAAACAAGTTCACGTTTTGCTACAAGCAAACGTAGACAACATCTTAAGAACCCACAATGATATTTGGACTTTCATCCGCAACTACTCTGAAACTAATGGAACAGTTCCACCAGTATCTTTAGTTGTAGATAAGTTCCGTGACTTTTCTCCAGTTGATGGTGTTGGTGCTACCAAGTATCACCTAGAAGAACTACAGGCTGAGTTTTTAAATGATAGTCTAAAGGATGTTCTTAGGACTACTGCTTCAGATGTTCAAGCAGGTCAGGGTACTAAGGCACTAGAAGACTTAATCCAGAAGACATCCGAACTAAAGAAGAACACAGCAGTTATTCGTGACATTGATGCTACTGATATTGATTCTGCTGTTGCATACTTTGAGAATCTTGCTCGTCAGAATGAACTAGGCTCAATCGGTATCAAAACTGGTTTGCCAGGATTTGACAACTATCTTCCTGCTGGTATTACTCCAGGACAGTTGGGTGTGTTCCTTGCTTATCCAGGAATTGGTAAGTCTTGGTTTGCTCTTTACATGGCGGTACAAGCATGGAAGCAGGGTAAATCACCTCTAATCATCTCGCTCGAAATGTCAGAAACAGAAGTTCGTAACCGTGTGTTCGCTATCATGGGTGAGGGTCTTTGGTCACATCGTAAACTTAGCAATGGTCAAGTAGAGATTGCAGATTTAAAACGCTGGCATGCAAAAGAACTTGCTGGTAGACCAGAGTTCCACATTATCTCTAACGACAACGGTGGAGAAGTAACTCCATCCGTTATTCGTGGTAAGATTGACCAGTACAAGCCTGACCTAGTTATCGTGGACTATCTACAGTTGATGTCTCCAAACCAGAAATCTGACAATGAGACTGTTCGTATGAAGAACCTTTCTCGTGAACTAAAGTTGATGGCTATCTCTGAAGAAATGCCTATCATCTCTATCTCATCTGCTACTCCAGATGATGTTACCAAGTTGGACACAGTTCCTACCTTGGGGCAGACTGCTTGGTCTCGCCAGATTGCGTACGATGCTGACTGGGTTCTAGCCCTAGGTCGTGCCACAAACTCTGACATTCTAGAGTGTGTCTTCCGTAAGAACCGTAATGGTTTTATGGGCGAGTTCTTGGTCCAGGTAGACTTTGACAAGGGTTACTATCGTTATAAGGATTTTGAAGATAACTAGTTATAATAGAATGTGGACAACATATATCACAGACCTATTAAGAACTTTACCTTTGACGGTATCATCAAGAATGATTCCGCTATTGGTAGGCTTCGTTTAGAACTTGTGAGACTCAAGACACTTGAGATGTGTGAATTGGGGTATGTGCCAAGACTTGACATAGACCCACAATTTACGATAAAATATAATAGCGAAAAAGATTATTACGAGTTTACATTAACCGTATACGGAACATACACAGGAAAGAATAAAGCATTATGGATAAAGGGAATAGACGGAACACACATAGTTCCTACTCAAAAGAACAAATTAAAAGAGTTATCACAGGGTCAGGCATCACAATCGAATCAGAAGTAGATTCTGATTACATTATCTTCTGTCCTTTTCATAACAACTATCGCTCACCTGCTGGTGAAGTAGATAAAAGTTCTGGTCTATTCTTTTGCTTTTCCTGCCACCATGTCTGCGACCTACCATCCTTGATTATGCATACATCTGCTAGAACCTATTTTGAATCTGTTCGCTACATCAAGTCTAAGGAAACTGAGACTGACCTTTCCTATCAGATTAACCAGACACTTGTCCAGAAGCCAGACTATGTTCCGTATGACGAGTTGCAGATTAAGAGATTAAACCAGCAAGCATTAGAATCTCCAAGAGCAACCAGATACTACGATGGTAGATTAATCAATGAGACATCTATCAAAAAGTTTCAACTTGGTTTCTCAGAGAAACAAGATATGGTAACTATACCTGTACACTCCCCAGAAGGAATTCCTGTGGGCTTCGTTGGTCGTTCTATCGAGGGTAAAGAATTTAAGAACACTCCAGGACTTCCAAAGTCAAAAACTTTATTCAACATACATCGTGTAAAGACTGCTGGCAAAGTCTATGTAGTTGAATCATCATTTGATGCTATCCGCTTAGACCAGTGTGGTTTTCCAGCGGTAGCAACTCTGGGTGCAAATGTGTCCAGTTTTCAAACAGACCTACTCATTAAGTATTTTAATAACGTTATTGTTATTGCAGATAACGATGAGGCTGGCGGTAACATGAAAGATAAGATTGTGGAACGTCTTGGCTCTCGTGTTACTGTTATTAAAATAGATAAACAATATAAGGATATTGGCGATATGTCTGATGAAGCAATTAAAAATATTGACGAATCATTTGACAAAACTATTGCCAGTATGCTAAACTAGTATACCGCTAAGAAAACATAAGGAGAATATTATGAGCGTAATTAAAGGGCTAAAAGATATCGGTGCAATTATGGATAAGCCAAAATATGAAAACAATGGTCAGAAAGTTCGTTGGGTCAAGTTGGCTGACGGACAATCTGCAAAGGTTCGTTTCGTTGAAGAACTAGATACAGAATCAGCAAACTACAACGAGGGTCGTGGACTGTCTGTGGTAATCGCAGAACACACTAACCCAAAGGACTACAAGCGTAAAGCAGTCTGTACAATCGACTCTGAGGGTCGTTGCTATGGTTGTGAAATGGGTCGTAAAGAACCTAAGAGCGGATGGCGTTCACGTCTTCGCTGGTATGGTAACGTCATTATCGATGATGGTACTGAAGCACCTTATGTGGCTGTATGGTCACAGGGTATCTCAAAGCAGTCTGCTTTCGGAAATCTCCGTGAGTATGCAATTGAGACTGGTTCAATCTCGAACCTAGAGTGGAAGATTAAGCGTAATGGTCAGGGAACTGAAACCAACTACACATTGCTTCCAACAAAGCCAGACACAGAGCCTTTCAACTTTGATGGCATTGAGCCATTCAATCTTGAAAAGGTTGTTCGTGAAGTGGCTTATGCAGAGCAGGAGAATTTCTACTTCGGTTTTGATGCTCCATCTCTAACATCCAGTAACCAAGACTGGTAATCAATTAATCGTGGTGGGGGTAGATGATTCGTTCTCTGCCCCCACTGCTCTAAACTTTAAGGAAAATTTTATATGAGTTATGCTGGACTGCACGTTCACACTCACTACTCGCTATTTGATGGCATAGCAACACCACAAGAATATGTGGACAGAGCAATCGAAATTGGAATGCCAGCCATCGCTATCACAGACCACGGTTCACTATCTGGACACCGTGAAATGTATCGTGTCGCTATTGAAAAGGGTATCAAACCAATTCTTGGTGTCGAAGGATACATTGCACAAGACCGCTTTGACCAGAGAGACAAAGAAGACCGTGAAGACACTCCCCTAGACCTTGTATACAATCACTTAATCATTCTTGCTAAGAACGAAAAAGGTCTTGAGAATCTAAATAAACTAAACGAGATTGCTTGGACTGAGGGTTTCTACAAGAAGCCTCGTATGGACTGGACTTCACTAGAGAAGTATAAAGAAGGTCTAATCATTACTTCTGGCTGTCTATCTGGCTTCCTTGCTAAAGCAATTGAAGCAGATGACTTTGCTGCTGCAAAAGAACATTTACAGTGGGCTAAGAAAACTTTTGAAGATGACTACTACATCGAAGTTATGCCACATAATCCACCAGAGATTAACAAAACTATTCTTGCTCTTGCAGATGAGTTCGGTATCAAACCTATCGTCACACCTGACTGCCACCACTCTGGTCCAGAACAGCGTGAGATTCAGGAACTTAAACTAATCCTAAACACTTATTCAAATAAGGTTCAGAAAGATGCAACCTTTGCTGGTACTCAGGATTACGATAATCTTATGGATAAGTTGGATTACCTTTATGGTGCTGACCGCCAGATTACTTTTAGAGATTATGAGATTCACCTGCTCTCTGATGAAGAGATGCACAAGTCTATGGAAGCCCAGGGTATCACTCGTCAGGACATGTACGACAACACTATTGAGATTATGAATAAGGTTGAAGACTACAACATTAAAGACCACCTAGACTTGCTGCCAGCACAGTATCAAAATCCAGACCAAGAACTTTATGAACTTGCTATGGAAGGATTGACTTCTCGTGGTGTTGGTGCTGACCCTGCATATCACGTTAGGGCTGAAGAAGAACTTCAAATCATCAAGGATAAAAACTTTGCTCCTTACTTCCTAGTTGTTCGTAACATGATTAACTGGGCTAAGAAAGAAGGCATTATGGTTGGTCCAGGTCGTGGTTCATCTGCTGGTTCTCTAGTTTGTTATGCCTTGGGCATTACTGACATTGACCCTATTGAGCATGGTCTTTTGTTCTTCCGTTTCATTAATCCAGAACGTAATGACTTCCCAGATATCGATACTGACATCCAAGATTCAAGACGTGAAGATGTCAAAGATTATCTAGTTAGACAGTATAGACACGTTGCTTCTATCGCCACATTCCTTGAGTTCAAGGGTAAAGGTATGATTAGAGATATTGCTCGTGTACTAAACATTCCACTAGCAGATGTGAACAAGGTTCTCAAACTCGTTGATGACTGGGATGACTACTTAAGGGCTAAGTCTACTCAGGAGTTCCGTGAGAAGTATCCAGAGATTGAACTCTATGGTGAACAACTTCGTGGTCGTATTCGTGGTACTGGTATTCACGCTGCTGGTGTGGTTACTGCTAAAGAACCTATTTTTAAGTATGCACCATTGGAGACTAGAACAACTCCAGGTAGCAAGGAACGTATTCCAGTAGTAGCGGTAGACATGGAAGAAGCAGAACGTATTGGTCTGATTAAGATTGATGCTCTGGGTCTAAAGACCCTATCTGTTATTCAGGACACGCTTGCTATCATCAAGGAACGTTCTGGAGATGTCGTTGACCTGTATAAACTTAATATGGAAGATGCAAATGTTTATCGTATGCTTTCAGATGGATTCACTAAGGGTGTCTTCCAGTGTGAAGCAACGCCATACACTAATCTTCTAGTAAAGATGGGTATCAAAAACTTTTCAGAACTTGCTGCTTCTAACGCTTTGGTTCGTCCAGGTGCTATGAATACAATCGGTAAAGACTATGTTGCTCGTAAACATGGTAAGCAAAACATTGATTACAAACACGAAGTTCTAAAAGCATTTACAAAAGAGACCTATGGATGTATTTTGTATCAGGAACAAGTTATGCTTGCCTGTGTGGAACTTGGCGGTATGACAATGGCTGAAGCGGATAAGGTTCGTAAGATTATTGGTAAGAAGAAAGATGCTAAAGAGTTCGATGTCTTTAAGGATAGATTCGTAAAGGGTGCTTCTAGATTCTTGTCACCTAATGCTTCCGAAGACCTGTGGACAGACTTTGAAGCACACGCTGGATATTCATTCAACAAGTCTCACGCTGTGGCTTACTCAACAGTTTCTTACTGGACAGCATGGCTGAAGTATTACTACCCTATTGAGTTCATGTATTCATTGCTCAAGAATGAAAGTGATAAAGATGCTCGTACTGAATACCTGATTGAAGCAAAGCGTATGGGTATCCCTGTTCGTCTACCACACATCAACGATTCAGATGTTGACTTTAAAATCGAAGGTAAAGGTATTCGCTTTGGACTATCGTCTATTAAGTTTATTAGTGATAACATTGCTAATAAGTATATTGCTGCTAGACCTTTTGCTTCCTATAAAGAACTAGAAGAGTTTACATTTGGTAAAGGCAATGGCGTTAACAGTCGTGCACTACAGGCTCTTCGCCTTGTGGGGGCGGCTACGTTTACTGACCAACCTAGAAACGATGAAGAAGTTCGTGAGAACCTTTATGAGTATCTAAACTTGCCAGAGTTCAATACTTCTATTCCGCAACACTACCACGCATTCATAAACGATGTTGAAGAGTACGAAGAAAAGGGTGCTTATGTTCTTATGGGAATGATTAAGAGCATCAAGCGTGGCAAGGGCTGGTCTAGAGTGGAACTTCTTGACAGAACTGGTAGCACTGGAATCTTTGATGACGAGAACACTACTATCGAAGCAGGTAGAACTTACATAGTTCTAGCAAGCGATAATAGAATCGTTACAGCAATTCCAGCAGATGAAATTAAAGGCAATCCATCTGGATTGATTAAGATTCTAAACTTCCGTCAGTTGCCCTACAAAGAAGATGAACTTTTTGTAGTATCATTTAAGCCTAGGGTAACTAAGGCTGGTAAAAAGATGGCTTCTCTAGTTCTAGCAGATGCTAGTCGTGAGATGCATAGCGTTACAGTATTTCCTACATCTTTCTCTAAAGCGTATATGAAGATTGATGAAGGAAATGTATATAAATTCTCTTTGGGTAAAACTAAAGATGGAACAATAATTATGGAGGATGTGTTCAATGTTTGATGAAGTAGCAAAAGACCTGCACGAAAC